TTCCTTATTGGCAAGAGCGTCAAATAAACAGGTCTGTTCTGTGTTTCTTGGAACAATACAATCAATCCATTGATTACAAATCCTTTTTTCTTTTACCGATATAAGCTTATTATCTTTACAGATAAATTCACCCATAACAGTATAATCCTGTTCTCCATGTTTATCAATATAAGTATTAAGATCCTTAACAATTAAATATTGATTTTCATATAAATCTAAGCCCTCTGGAATTTCTCCTGTCGTAAATACTTTTTCCAAGTCTTCATTATAAAGGTTTTCATCTGTCTTAATATACCAGTATTCTACTCCAATATAATCATCTTTATTGCTATATCCTTTAGTTTCAATCCCCGCAATGGTTGCACGAACTTTGAGATAAACATCATTTGTTACAAGGGTGCCTCCGCTTTCCTTGGCAATTCTAAGAAGCTGGTCATCTACGGGGATACCCCACTTCTCACACTCTGCTGTAAAATTAATCTTCTCTAAATTTCGAGAGATATATACAGCGGCGCGACGAGCATTAAAAGCAATGTCGTTATTAACGTGCTTCTTTAAGCCATCAAGCTCTTTAAGTACACTTGTTGCAATAATTAGTTGATTATTTTTATCTTCAACTACTTGAGGATAATCAAGCAGTACATTTGAGTCAATTATAAATATCATAGCGCCTCCTTAAAACAAAAGAGAGAGAGAAGTTTCCTCCTCTCCCTTTATATTAAACCAATTCTTTGATTCTTGTTAATGCACGATCAAATTGGTCAATCTGGTCTGGAAGAATTTCAGAAAATTTCATTGGCTTACCAAACTCTTCATTAAGAATCGTAAGAGCCTGTTTTGTTTTTTCTGCTTGAACCACCTTTCCCCAAATTTGTTTTGCTTCATCCATCATATAGTCGAAATCCTTTACGAGATAAGGATTCTCATCATTTGTGGCTTCTCCACCACTGTGCTTAACTTCTTCATCAACTGCATCGTAAATGGCATTAACAAATTCATTATAATCCAAATGAATTCTTGGTGTAATATATTTGAAACGAGATTTAGAAAGGAATCTTTCGTCTCCTCTAAAGAAGACAAATCTTTCTCTTTCAATGGTTTCTCCTTTTTGAATGGGAATCTCTCGAATGTAACCGATAATATCTACCATCTTATTAATCAACTGGAATGGACGATTAGGAAGTGCAGGAATGATCTTATTATATTCTTTTCCATTATCGTCGGTATATGGTTTTTCTGTTTCATGAGAAATAAAGACTAAACCATAACCAGCATATGCCAGCTCTCTAAAGGGAGTCATAAAATTATCGTCAACAATCTTATAGCCGCCACCAAACGCTGCAATATCCTTAACTGTTTCTACACCAGCCTGATCACAAGACCAGCGCTCACAAAGCTTAAAGGCTTCATCTGCTGTATCAATAACCTCTACTACCGTCTCTTTCGAGATACTTTAACTCCTTTAATAGGACGGGATAGACTCTATCTTTATCCAAAATTAGTGGATAGCCAGTACATAGTCGTTGAACCTTCCTCTATTTGAGGGTCGGCTGCTGATTGCCACCTAACACATAATTTTTAAACATTCACACTTGCTTATATTTCATAGCTATGTTGTAGTTTACATGCCTTCGCGGGTTCCCAGCAATTCTCTGGCTTTGCTTAATTAATTACTTAATTAAGGGTCTTATATATATTATATTTTCTATCTAATCTAGTGTTATAAGAACTATTTTTATAAAGATTATCAAGTATTTTTTTTGCCTTAATGTTTCCAGTAACTTGAAAACGCCAAACATTCCCACTATATGATACTTTATTCGTTATGCCAAGTATTTGTGCTACCTGTTGGCAGCAATTTTGATTTCCAGAGCAAAAACTTAAATTTATTTGTTGATGATTATTTATTCTAATACACCCGTCTCCGTCTATTAAACCACGGACAAAATCTAGTAAATAGTAGTCTGGAATTTCTTTTTTTGGAATTACAAAAGACAAACTTTTATTTTGAATAATATTGTATTTTTTTATATAATTAACAGAATTGATAACTATTTTATTACAAGCACATTGTTTATTGTTGATTCTGCTAGTAATAGGGGCTTCACTTTCTAAAAATTTTTTGAATTTTTCTAGGTGCGATTTGTCAGTTGATTTTAATTCAATCGAAATAGAGTTTCCTATAACAGCTCCATCCGCTGCCAAAAAACCTAACCAATAATATTTTTCCCTACTATCTATCATTAGTTTTTTTTCATTTAAAGAATATTTTCTCCCTTTATTTGAATGCCCTCTTTTTCTTTCATTATCAATGTGATCATAAATAGCTTTTTTTGAAGTATTATATTTTTCTGCTATTTCATTGACAGGTATGCTTGTATTATAGTAATCTTCTACTGCTTTTCTTATATCTTCTGAAATTTTGCCCTTGTTTGAATTCCGATTCAAATCTTTTGTATATCTATAAATTGATGAAATTGAAATGTTCCATTTTTTAGCTATTTCAGCTATAGGAATGTCCTTATTAAGATAATCTTTTCTTATTTCTTTTATTATGTTTTCATCTAATGCATTCATTAATCAGAAAACCTCCATAATATATATCTTTTTTAAACCGTATAAAACTTTTCCTTAAGGGCCTCATTTTTTGTGAGCTGAGAAACAACCTGTCTCATGTCTTGCCAAGCCTTAATTGGCTGAACATAAACGTTGTTCAAAGCATTTGTACCAGCTTCACATCCAAGAACAAGAGATTTCTCAAACTTAGATGCAAGTGTAGTTTTACCTACACCTGCCGCACCGTAAAACAAAGAAAATTTACCCTTAAGATTTCTACTAATCTGTTGTGGTTCAAGTGCCAATAAATCAATTGCCATATTCTCCCTCCTTTTTACTATTAAGTCTTATATTGGATTAATTAAAATCCAACATTAAAAGACTTATTAGCTGAAGAGGTTGCAGGCTTCTTTTCTGAAAGCTTATCAATACGAGTCTGTCTTTCATCAAGAGCAAGCTTAATTGCATCCATGTCGTAAGAAAGTTCTTCATCAAGACCTGTAGGACTACCACCAGTGATAATAAGTTCACGTTTAGACTCTGTACGAGTACGCTTGACAGGCTCACCAAATCCCTGTTCCTCAGTCCATGTTTTAACTGTATAAGACATATTTACAATACCAGTAAGAGTTACTGTGTCACCCTTTTCCCAATTGTTACGGATGTGATTTACTGCTGTAGGATTTTCTGCAATAAGTTGAATAACATCTGCCTTACCAAGATAACCTACTACAATAAACTTAAGAATAAGTCTGCCAGTTTCATTACCATCTTTATCCATTTCGTCCCTAATATCTCCAACTACACCAGAAAGTTCAAAAGTTGCCTTTTCTTCATCCTCGGGGCTAGCTTTCTTCATAAAATTAGAAGAAATTTGAAAAGCAGTTCTTAACTGATTTGTAGTCTTATCAAGCCACATGTTTTCCTGAAGCTGTCCACCATTAATGATAATCTTAGAAGCCTGAGATGGGGTTTCTGCTGCAGCAAGAGAAGTAAAACTTTCCTTCATCTTGACAATACCATCATAAACGATATTCTTTCCGCCATCCTTCTTAAGTCTCATTGAGAACATTCTAATAGGAATAATATTCTCAACATGCTTACCACCAATCTCCTGATCTACTTTAATTGAAGCAGTTCCCTGTACATATTCTTTACCTTCTCCCGATACCTTTTCCTCAATATTAAGTTCATTAAGTGTACCCATAATTGTAACTCTATTCGTAGACTGTACCTTTTTAATATCCAACATAAATATATTCCTCCAAAAACTTTAATTAATTCATAAATTATTCAGAAATAATGGGCTAAGAAAAGAGTGGGGAGAGACAAGCTCTCTCCACTTTATTTGCTTTAATTTTGGATTACTCCTCAACATTAGCATCGGGATCAAATGCCATACCTGCCTCAGTCAAGCAGAAATAGCTTACTTCCTTAGTCTTTGTCTTGCCATCCTCAGTCTCAATTTCAACTGTCTCCTTAAAACGCTCAGCATAACCCTTCTTAACAAGACCAGTTACAGAACCAGTTACAGAACCAGCCTTCTCAAAACCGAGAGCCTCCTGAACTTCCTTAGTTGTAAACTTTACGCCAGCACCTGCGTTCTTAAGATACTCAAATACCTTTCTGCTTCCTTCAGTCATCTTTGTCATCTTTGCCATAATAAAAATCACTCCTTAAAAATTTAAAATATTATTTTATATTTAAATAGCAGGTTCTGCTATTTATTAACTTTATGTATTTATTATATCATATTCTTTTCTGAAAGTCAAATTTTTAACTTTCAAGCTTATTCAGTTGGCTTTTCCATAAGAACTTTAGTTATCGCCTGAGCTTGTTCTACAGCAAGTGTTAGATTTTTAATCTGAGACCGCCAGCTTTCTGCCATATAAACAAAACCTAAAGCAATATAATTAACTTCTTCCAATGACAAATTAAAGTCATTATCAATGAGCTTTCTTCTAACAGATTCAAACTTGTTTGCATCATCACGAAGTTCAAGGATAAACTTCTCTAACTTTGCATCATGAGTTAGTCCCTCCTTAAGTTTGCCATCTTCAAAATAATCATCCGTTAGCTTATAAATTTTATCGAGATAAACATTGAGTGCGGCGATAGCTACATCTCTATTATCTCTAATTAAGTTAATCTTTTCTACCATTTTCTATACCTCCATTATATCGTATTTCAAAGTAAAAGTCAAATTTTTAACCTCGAATTAGGTCAACAACATAATCTCCATCATTAAGAGTTATTGCTTTAACACCTGTTGCATCTCGAGAAAGATTTCTCAGCTCAGAGGTATTAAACTTGATTGTTCCTTTATTTAAACCATTCTCTTCAATAAATATTCTTCTTCACAGAAAGAAATATTTAATTTTAATAAGATATTTTTAATAACAGTATTACCTAAAGACTTAATACATCCGCAAGATTTTGTATACCCATCTTTTAAGGACTGTCCTCTAATTGGTTTACTTACATTGCCGCAATCACATTGACATATCCAATATGCAAAACCATCATTATGGCAGATGTCATCCTTTCTTAATCTTGTTTAATTACAACCAACCTTCCAAATCTTTTGCCAATTAAATTTTCCATAATTTGTCTCCTCGCCTCATTGTAATAAATAGAATAGAGGAAGTAGAGACGATACTTATCAGAAAACTCATGACTTCTTTCCCATCCTCTATTATAAATATATCACAATTTCTTTAAAAAGTCAAATTATTCAGTTTTAATCAAATTAACAGCATAATTATTCTCAGTTAAAGTAATAGATTTTACTCCAGTAGCATCTCTAGAGAGATTTCTCAATTCTGAAGTATTAAATTTAATTATATTACTTTTTGTAATTACAATTATATCACAGTCTTCTGATAAAGTCAAGAAATCAACAATAAAGTCATTGTCTCGAGTGCCAGAAATTTTTCTTCCTTTAATTCCTCTATTGCACACAGGAAATTCTTCAAGAGAAGTTTTCTTGGCGAGGCCGCCACGTGATATAGTTACAAGCATGTTGTCCTTTTTACAAATAACATGAGAACTAATTACTTTATCATCAGTGCTAAGTTTAATTGCTTTGATACCTGCAGTAGCTCTACCAATCGGATTAATTTCTTCTGTTTCAATTATAACAAAATTTCCTTCAGAAGTCAAAATTCCGACTTTTTCATCGTTTACAAAATGAACACTTACTACTTCATCATCATCCTTAAGATTAATTGCTTTTAAAGATTTTCCACGACGATGTTCATATTCTGTAGCTTTTGTTTTCTTTATCATACCATTTTTCGTAATAAAAGTAAAGTATTTAACTTCGTTCTTTCGTGCAATTGAGGTTGCAGTTGTAATATGTTCACCCACTTCAAACTCAAATAATTGAGCTACATTTACCTTTGAATTTACAGGAA